GTTGGACTCGGTGGCCGCGGCGTTGTACACGCTGGCCTTGAGGCTCATGGATATCGTCAGGGTCTGTTGCGCGCCGTTGGCGTCCGTGTATGGCACCGCGACCTGTATGTTCTGCATGTCCGCCGGTTGTATCGCGTACTTGGCGTTGTCACTGATCCTGTGGTATGTCCTGAAAGAGCCCAGTGGTAGGTTGGAGAAGTTTCCGTCTCCGAACACCAGGTCAACGGCGTCGTTGTTCTTTGTGACCACGTTGTAGATGTTCCTCTCAGATGCGGACAGTGAATTGTAGATGGCGTTGTTGCCCGTCAGTGCGGGAACCTTGGCCCACTTCTCTGCTATCTGTCCGAACTGATCTAACTTGTAAAGCCAAACGTCCGTGTCGTTGATGTTTGACGCCGCTATGGATCTCACGTAGTTGGTCACTGCCGTGTCCACCGTGAAGTCCGCGTACTGCATGGTGCCCTGCTTGAAAAGGAAGAAGAATCCTGTGTTGTTTGAACTGTCCCCTGCTCCGTCCGTCCTGAATGTGTACGTGAGCCCTGTGCCCGGTATTGGATCGCTCTCGTATATGGAATCTGAATTGTTTATGGTCGAAGGCACTATCTCGAACTGCCTGCTGATGCCTCCAACAGATTTGGTGTATTTGAAAAGGGGTAGGTCGGTCTGGTTGGAACTCAGTGTGTACACCTCCGTGTCTATGCCACCTATGGATCCTGACTCCCTGGGATTGCCGAACAACTGTCCGGTCTGGTTTGCGGCGTTCAGAATCGCGGTGAACTGTTCCCTGTAGTTGGAATTGGCCGAGTCATTCCAGATAATGGTCTGCGTGGCCAGGTTCGTGCCGGTCGAATCTACGACGTCCTGTGTGGTGGATATGGAATCAATTTTTAAAAGTCCCGTTGCTGGTTTATTTCTCTTGGCGTTGTAGTTGATCAACCTCGCCAACCTCAGTACTGAATTTCTCCTCTCCGCTGTCTCTAGGAAGTTCTCCCTGGCGTTGAGGTCCACTCTGAAACTCAATGCCTGTGCTATGTAGGCTATGAGGTCTATGAGGGCAACATACTCCGAACTCTCGACGAAGTCGTTGAAATCATCCGGGTAATTCTCCCTGAGGTAGGCCACCATGGTCCTACGTAGCGTCTCGAAGTCATAGGATTTGAAATCCGCCTGTTGGAACGCCTGGTAGATCTTGCGCCAATCTTCCGCGACTAGTAATCTGTTCTGTCTGTCTGTTGTGGCCATACTGTTTGTATGGATATTTATGTGATAGATTATCTACGTATATTAAGATAGACGTAGCAGTGAGTTCTCGTCGAAACTGAACCGCAGTTTCTCTGTGATGTTGAGTGGAACGTAGGTTATAGTGGCCTGTATGGCTATGCCCTTGTCCGCCTCTGACACTGTGATATCTTCTGTGGATATCCTAGGATCCGCATTAAGATTTTGTGTGATGTCCTCTAAAATAGCGTCTCTGAGCGCTTCAGTAAATGGCTCAAAAAGCGCGTCATATATGATAGTGCCGAACTCGGGGTTCTCAACCCTCTCGCCCTTGCGCACTGACAACCTGTTGATCAGGTCCTGTTTTGCGACCTCGAAGTCGTACAGTTTGAAATTCTGGCGGTCAGCGCGACTGCTGAAACCCTTGAAGGTCACTGTCTTGTTGCTTAGATTATTGTCTGATCCGTTGTCCCCGTATGCCATTAGTGTATCCTCCTGAACTCCACGTCGACCTTGCTGTAGTCAACCATGTAGTACCCCGTGTCGGTCATTGTGCTAGCCCATGGCACCTCCTGTGCCATCACACCCTGCCACGTGCCCGACGTGTGCTTGTATTTAAACTCGTAGATGTTGATTCCCGAAGGTGACTTGCCAATCAATTTTATGTCTTCCTTCAATCTCACGTCACTGAATCCACTGAAGAAATTTCCTATGGCCTTGCCCACGGATGAGCCTGCTATTGCTTTGAACACAGTGGACTGCCCTATCTTGATGCCCAGGTTGGTGAACGTGCCTAACTGTCCTCCACCCATTGCTATGTCCCTGGCCGATGCTCCACCCAGTCCCGCCAGGAATCCAGATGCGCGTCCTTTGAGTGCGGATATGGCAGTGGACTGTATAGATGATGTGACCTGTCCCGCCACCACGTTCTTGAACACGTTGGTTGTGGCCTTGAGGTCACCCGCCGATGCAATGTTGGCGATGTTGATGTTGCCCGTGATTCCGGAGATGTCTATGCCACCGATGTTTTTGACGGTGCCCTGTCCCCTGGCCAAATCCCTGGCGGACAGATTGCCTGTTGATAGTTTGTTCAGTGCGCTCTTGGCCGTGTTGGCCAGTGCCTGACTGCCCACGTCAGTGGCGAAACCCTTGAAGTCACCCGAGAACAATTTAGTCTTGTCACCCAGGGCGAACAATTCCCCCGCCTGGTTGACGAACACGTTGTCCTTGAACAGCGCCGCCACGTCCGATCCGGTCACTGTGTCGATGACCTGGTCAGCCAGTTTCTTGGTCTGGTTGTTGAGCACTTCCGTGACCGAATCCGCCACGTCGAAACCTTTCAGTTTGTTGCTGATGCTGGCCGCGGTGTCCCACTTGCCACGGGCCTGGTTGGCTATGTCGAACGCCTCATCATAGTCCTTGCCGAAGTCCGCCAGTATCTTCCTGGCCTTTGCGGCATCCGTTGACGTGCCCATCTGTTCTCTCAATACCTTCTCCGCGTCCGCCTGGAACTGTCCCAGCCTGATGCTTTCTATGTTTGAAGTCCTGTTACGCTGTTCCGTGTATTCCACTGTTCCCGGTGTGCTGGCCAATCTGTACCACGCCTTCTTGTTGTCAGCGCCGCCAATAGGCAGTGCGCCCTCTGTTGAGAATCCTTGTAATCTAGGCATGGGCTCGTGTGTGACGAACCTGTGCACCGTCGTTGAAGTCTGTTTGGTGAACGGCCTCAGTGGCTCTATGCCCTTCTTGGCCAACTCCACGTCGCCCTCCTGTCTCTCCGTCATGCCCGCGGCGTCCGTGTCCAACCACTTAGGTCCCCAGGTGTCACTGGCACCCGTTGAGTTGAAGTGCACCTGTGCGCCTGCCAGGTGTATCTGTCCCGCCGCACCATGCAACTGCTGTCCGTCAGTGTATGACGTCAATCCGTCTCTGGCGTAATCTCTTATGCTTCCTTTCTGTGAGCTGTTGAATATACCCTTCTCTCCCAGGTTCAGCATGTATGTGCCCGCCGACTTCACTATCTCGTTGGTGGCGCTCATCCTGATCTGGCCCGAGGCGTGCATGTTGATGTTGGCGTCCGAGTGCAGGTTGAAGTCACCCTGCGTCCTCATGTTTATGCCACCCACGCCCGAGTACACGTCTATCCTGCCATCCCTGTTCATCTCTATCCAGGCGTTGCCCGAAGCGTTCGAAAGGTATACTATGCCGTCTGTGTCATGCATCAACAGTTGGTGACCCGATGCCGTACGTAATCTTGTGAGTTGGTTGGTGCCATCACGCGCTCCGTCGTCCATGACGAAACTGTGTCCGTGATCCCTGTCAACACTGACCGGCCTGTCATCGAGCCCTATCTTTGGTTTCTTTGAATCTGGTTTTATGCGACCTGGCGTGCTGATTCCAAACACCGCGCTGGGAGATTCCCTACGCGCACTGCTGGTCGTGGTTCCCCTGATCTGATCCGCTACTAAACCTTGTCTCAATAGTTGGTCTGCCAATCTGTCATTGATCGGGAACTTCTGTTGTTCCAGTGTTTCCGTTTCTATGGCCCTGTTCTTCTCACCCGTGGGCAAGATGTCCGTGCCGTATGTGTCCTGTTTGCTGTCGCTGAAGTCTCCACCATTGCTGGGCATGGCGGTGTCTCGGCTGGCCGCGTGTCCCGGTACCTGTTGGTTCGTGTTGGGTTCCTGCACACAACCCATCCAGAATGCGTTGAACCTGTCCTGTTGGCCCTTGGCGAATATCACCATCACTGTGGTGTCCACGTCTGGTGGCACCGCCCACATGCCGTAACTGGTCTGGCTGGCGGTGTAGGTGTATGGATCGGTCTTGCTCACG